CGGCAATCGTGGTGTATCTAGGATGCATGGGGATTTGGCTTATTCGGAGGGGTAGGTGATGGGTGGGCCACTCATGGGGCATGATAGGGAACTGCTCGCATGGCTGAAGACTCTACTGGGCGATGATGCCGGGAACTTATGCCGGGTCATCATAGACATTCCAGTCAACGGCCTTGTAACGGTTTACACTGAGCAATACCCGGACAAGGATATACTGAGCGAACCAATCCCGCAGGCGATATTGCAAGCGGGTCTTTTAAGCGCAAAGGAGTTAGACAATGGGAAACCCAAAATACGTGAAGCCGTATGCCGCACCGTCGAAGGACAAGAAGATAGCGAAGAAAGACACCAAGAAGAAAGCGGCCAAGAAATAGGAGCATAGCATGGGGTTACTCAACTCTATCGCTGGGATGTTCGGTTACTCATGGGGGGATCCTTCTGTGGGTGGCAAGGCCGGAAGTCCAGCAGACGTTGACACGGCAGGCGCGTTTGGCGTCTGGCTTCAGCGTATAGCCGCTGGGATGGATAAGGGCAAGTCGGCGGCGAACTACAGCACGATGATGGATAGCTACACAAGCTACGTCTATGCCTGCGCAAGCCGTAATGCCAGTGCCGCGGCGAAGGTGCCCTTGCGGCTGTATGTCGCCAAGCCTACACGCGGCGCGCGGATGTCCGTGCCTACCATGTCTGTCGGCTATCACCGTGAGAAGCATCTACGAGGCAAGGCATCGTTGCGCAAATGGACGATGAAAGCCGAGCCGGGCGCGGTTGAGGAGGTCACAGAACACCCCCTGCTGCGATTGCTCGATATTGTCAATGACATCGAAGACCACTTTACCTTGTTCGAGTTGACGCACATCTGCGAGGAAATGACAGGTAACGGCTACTGGCATACCCCCAAGAACGGCCTCGGCCTACCGGAAGAGATTATCCCGATATTACCGCAATATATGTGGGCCTTGACCAATAAGGCTGGCACGCGGATTACTGGCTATCGATACAAGCGCGGCATGGTAAAGATCGATTACTCGGTTGATGACATTATCCATTTCCGATACCCGAATCCCCAGAGTCGCATATACGGGCTTGGGAAGTTCGCAGCGGCATCAGAGGCGTTCGACATCTTCAGTGGGTATAATGAATACGAGCGTGCGTTGCTCGATAATCAGGGTAGGCCCGATACGATACTGAGCACAAAGGGCAGCGTGGGTGAGGACGAACGCAAGCGCATGGCGAAAGCCTGGAAGAAACAATTCGGCGGGGCAAGCAAAGCCGGCGGTGTCTTCGTTGCAGAGGGCGGGCTGGAGCCTAAGCCAATGGCCTATCCTCCTAAGGACATGGCACCGCTCCAGAGTCGCAAGCTGTCAAGAGAAGAGATCGCCGCAGTGTTCGGTGTGCCTCTTTCCAAGCTCACGGTTGAGGCGGTGAATCTTGCAAATGCGGAGGCTGGTAACTACTCGCATCTTGCGGACACCGTAGAGCCGATGTTGCTAAGGAACGAGCAGACCTTGAACGCACGCTTGACCCCGCTTTATGGAGAGAATCTGTTCTTGGCGTATGATGATTGTGTCCCGGAGAATGTAGAGATAGCACTGAAAGAGCGCGGGGAGAACATCAAGAACGGTTACAGTTCGATTAACGAGGAACGAGAACAGGCTGGACGCGACCCGGCAGGGTGGGGCGATGAACCGATACTGCCGGTCAATGTTGCGCCTATCAGCATGTCGAGAGAGATCACACAGGACGCCCCGGTAGTGCCGGAAGCACCGAAGGCCGTAAAGCAGACAGCATGCGACCATGAGCACCCTGGCGAGAAGAGAGTCAACCCCCGAGCCGACGCTGATGAAGAGTTCCGGCGTCCGTATCGCAGGGATATGGAGATGGCGTTGCGTGATTTCTGGACAGAGCAGGAACGCGCCATACTTCGATTGCTCCGGAAGTCAAAGGCCCCGTCTGATGTATCCGAGATGGTGTCTATCGGGCTGAACACTTGGAATGAGAGATTCACGCAAGATGTTGGGCCGGTCTATAAGGCGTTGGCGTTTGCATCAGGCGAGCGTGAACTGAGCAAGCTGAACGTCACCGGTATTACGTTTGACGTAGAGACGCCGGAACTGTCGCGACACTTCGACGAATACGGCATGAAGCTGGCACATGGCGTCAATGAGAAGACCGCTAACGAACTCGGCGAGGCGATGAAGGCCGGTATAGCTGAAGGTGAGAACACCCGCGAATTGAGCAAACGCATACAAAAGGTATTTGCAAACAAGCGACTATGGGAAGCAACAACGATAGCCAGAACCGAGACATGCCGGGCGCAGATGTTTGCAGCCGAGCAGGGCATGATTCAATCCGGAGTTGTCAAGGCTAAGGTGTGGTCAGTCGCCGGTGCCCCGTGTCCGTGGTGTGACGAAATGGATGGGCGCGAGATTGCACTCGGCACCGCATATTTCAGCGAACTGGACAGCATGAACATAGAGACAGTCGGGGCAGACGGAGAACCCAAGACACGCACGCTATCCTTTGACTTCGGCGCGATTAACGGGCCACCGTTGCATCCGAATTGTCGATGCACTCTTATTGAGGTGATGAAATAATGAACGTGGAAATCGTAACAGAACGGATGCCGTTGGTTGAGATATACCCCGACGTGGCTAAGGCACTCGACAAGCCCGATGCGGAGTTCGTGCGGAAGTATTACGCCGGCAAGGCACCCGAACTTCAGAAAGACGAACGGTCGCTGATAGCCTACGTGACAACCGAGGACATCGACCGCGATATGGAAGTCATCTTGACTCGCGGGATTGACCTGAAGCATTTCAAGAAGAATCCCGTCGTGCTCTGGGGGCATGACTATGACGGCCTGCCGGTAGCGAAGGCCGACTGGATTAAGCGTGGCACCACCGGGGACAGTAACGCCCTGATAGCAAAGGCCACATTCGCAGAGCACGCACTGGCTGACGAGGTCTGGAATCTCTACAAGGGCGGGTTCTTGAAGGCGTTCAGTATTGGCTTCATCGTCACCAGCTACCGTGCGGCGAACAAGGATGAATTCGGTGACAAGACAGAAAGTGTGCGCGGCGTAATCGAGAAATGTCAGCTATTGGAGTTCTCGTGTGTAAACGTCCCGGCTAACCAGGCCGCATTAGTCGCGGCGGTTGCCAAGTCGCTTATCGTCCTGAGTGATGATACACAGAAGCAGTTGGGGTTAGAAGACCATGAAGCCGAGGAAGTCGCTGAGGATGCGGCTGATGATGTCACGGGCGGCGTCAAGGCAGACGATGACTTGATATGCAAGATGGAGGCCGTGATCGACGAGCTTGGCCTTGCGACTGATGCGATAATGAGCGTGGCGCGAGACTTCCACAAGGTGTATCTGCCGAAGTCCGAGCCGGTGCCGACTGTCGAGATAGTCGCGGATGATGTCAAAGAGGTATTCGCTTGCGAGTGCATCGAATGCGGCCACAAGCTAGACTCAGAGAAGCACTGCAAAGACATCAAGTGTCCGAAGTGTGGGGCACAGATGCGCCGAGCCGAGAGGCCGGGTCCGGGGCAGGCGGATGCGAGTGAGAACGTCGAGCAACTTATCGCAGAGGGCGTTGAGAAGCACATGAAAACGCTGACAGAAACGATAGATGCACAGTTGACACAGATTACGGGGCGCGTAACCCCGACTGGATAGCGGTGGAGATATCAGGCTTGCTGAGCAAGCTGGAGATATTAGCTGCAAGTATCAACAGAGGAGTGAAGCTATGCCAGATGAAGAAGGCACCAAGCTCACACAATCGCAACTGCAAGATCAGATCGACGAGGGGGTTGCTAAAGCAATGGCCCCGCTTGCCGATACTGTCGCGGCTAAGGTTGAGGAAGCCCTGAAGGGTCTTCAGGCTGAGAAGTCTGAGCCGACAGGTGATGAAGCCGATCCTGTGCTGGACGCAGAAGCGAAAGAGCATGATGGGAAGTTTGGCTTCAAGAGTATGGGCGGGTTTTTGAAGGCTGTTCATGCCGCAGGTGGCGGTATTATGGACAACCGACTCGCCGCGATGAAAGCCGCAAGCGGAATGGGCGAGAACGTAGGGTCTGATGGTGGGTTCCTGGTTCCCGGCGAGTTTTCTACGGTGTTGTGGCAGAGGTCAGTCGATTCACCCGAGAGCCTGATAGCACGCACAGACAGCTATCCGATTGTGGGCAACCGAATGACCTTCCCGCAGAGCGCGGAAACCAGTCGTAAAGACGGTGCCCGTGCTGGTGGTGTGCAGGGTTATTGGCTTGATGAAGGGACAGAGAAAACCGCCTCGAAGCCGACGGTCGGGAAGTTGGAACTGAATCTGCACAAACACGCAGTTTTGATTCCCGTCACCGATGAGCTGCTTGAGGATTCATCATTCGCCCTTGAGAGCTACGTTGGAAAGGTTGGGTCGGAAGAGCTTACCTTTATGACCAACAACTCGCTCATCAGAGGCACTGGTGCGGGTATGCCGCTTGGCATTCTCAACGCGCCGGTTCTCATTACCGTTGATGCCGAGCCGGGGCAGGCTGTGACTACTATCGTGGCTGAGAATATCAGCAAGATGTGGTCTCGCATGTATGCTCCGAGCCGACGTAACGCCATATGGCTTATCAACCAGGACATCGAGCCTGAGATGGATAACATGGCGATCAATGTCGGCACTGGTGGTTTGCCTGTCTATCTGCCTGCTGGTGGATATTCGGCGTCGCCGTATTCGACGCTCAAGGGTCGCCCGGTTATCCCGGTTGAATGGTGCTCGACTCTCGGCACCGTTGGCGATATCATCCTTTGTGACTGGTCGCAGTATGTGACTCTCACGAAGGCCGGCGGTATCAAGACTGATGTATCCATGCACGTGCGCTTTGTGTATGACGAGCAAGTTTTCCGTCTGGTCGCCCGTGTGGACGGCCAACCGTGGTGGGCTGCACCGCTGACTCCCTATCAGGGAACAGTCACGCAGTCGCCGTTTGTCGCTCTCGCGTCCCGACCTTAATTAGGAGATGATGACATGGCTGGACGAAAGCTCATCGAAGAAGCACTCCCGATATGGTCAACCGCTCCGCAGAACTGGACTAGTGCGGCATCGACGGGAGATTACATCAGCATGAAGGGTTATCAGTCTGTGATGTTTATCATCCAGACAGGCGCGTGGGCTGCTGGCACTGCCGCGGTAACTGTGAATGAGGCTACCGATGTGGGCGCTACTGGTGCTCAGGCGTTGACGTTCCTCGAATACTGGACTAACTCCGCTACTGCGGCTTCGGCCAATATGGTAAGGACAGTCTGCGCTTCCACGTTCAACATCATCAACCAGGCGAATACCTTGTATGCGATAGAGATCACTGCTGATACTCTAACGACCAATACAAACTACGATTGCATCAGTCTTGCAATCGCAACGCCCGGCGCAAACGCTGACTTCTATAGCGCGGTAGCTCTTGGCTTCCGCACTCGATACCAGCGCGACACCGCAACAATGATTGACGCGATTGCTGATTAAGTTCTCACCCCTCCGGGCGGTAGCGGGGCTTCGGCTTCGTTGCCGCCCAGACGGGCTTAACGAGGTGGAAATGGCACCACGCAAGCTAATCCAGAACCGGCTTCCCATGTTTGGGATTGCCCCCGCCGATTACAGGGGGCTTGCACCATCTACCCCGTATGTGAGCATGAAGGGCTACGATAGCCTCATGTTCATAATTCAGACAGGGGCGTCCGATGGGTTTCCGGCAGTTATCGTCAACGAGGCGACAGACGTTGCCGGGACAGGTGCTCAACAGTTGACGTTCTTGGAGTATTGGACGAACGAGGCGAACATCGCATCGGCCAACATGACGCGCACAGTTTGCGCTTCGACGTTTGCCATGAACGCCGCGAACGCCTTGTATGTGGTTGAGATTATCGCCGACACGTTGACAACGAACAGCGGCTATGATTGCATCTCAATGCAGATAGGCCCGTCTGGGAAGTTTGGGCTGTTCTTCAGCGTTGCGATTGTCGGCAATCAAGTGCGCTATCAACTGGATACAGCCTCGATGATTGACGCGATGATAGACTGAAAGGGGGCTTGACAGGTGTCATACGGAAATAACGCGACGCGCAAGTTAGCACGACGCAAGAGACGCGAAAGAAGCAAGAAGAAAGTCAACAATTCTTCGGATAAAATGATGCGTGCATACAGCACAAAATAGCATGGCGACCTACGCCTACCCGGATAAACCCGAAAAGTGAGGAGTTGAATCATGGCAAACCCAGCAAAGTCAGAAGTATTCGCGCAATGGCGCGGCGGTCAGACCCTGCATATGATGGAGCAGATGGTAACAACCGGTAAGTATTTCTTCGTCGGCTCGGCAGTAACCGGCGCGAGCGACACCGTGGGCTACGGCAATACACCGCTGGCCCCTTATGCGACGCTTGACTATGCGATTGGTCAATGCACCGCCGAGCAGGATGACGTTATCATCGTCATGGAGAATCACGCCGAGACTCTTGCGGCTGCAGCTGCGGTGGTCTGCGACGTGCAGGGAATCACAATTCAGGGCGTTGGCAATGGCTCGGACAGACCGACGTTCACTTTTGCCACAGACGTAAACGCAGACTGGGACATCGACGCGGCTAACGTGGTTATTCGGAATATCAAGTTCATCAACACGATGGATGCGCTTGTTGCGGCTATCGACGTGAACGCCGGGTATTGCACCATCGAGGATTGCGAGTTCATCGATGACGGCGCCGACAACACACTTCTCTGGATTTCCGGAGACGCTAACGCCGATGCGTTGGTGGTCAAGAATTGCCTGAATCGCGGGACAGACACCGCAGGCAACACCGCCTTTATCAGCATGGGCGCGGCATCCAACTATCAGATACTCGGCCTGATTAGCAATGGCGACTTCGCTGCGGCCAACATCGACATGAGCGCGGCTTCGGTTGACTGTGTTATCGAGGGTTGCCGACTCGAAAACGCCAACGCGGTTGATGTGAACATCGAGGGATTCGCGGCTGCGACAGGTTGGGTGTCTTTGAACTTCTGCCGCAACGCAACCGACACGATACTCACTTGGATCAACACCGTGGGCGCACTCCAGCTGTTCGAGAACTACGGGGTGAACGCTGATGGCGAGACCGGCCTCCTGATCGGAACTCCTTCTGCTTAGAGGTGACGTGTGGCAAACTCAATTTTCAGACAGTTCGACACGGGAGCGGCGGCGATGGCAGTCACCGTCGCTCCTGGTGGGGCATGGCAGCTTATCGAGGTGCGATTGCATCTGGACATTGTAGGTGGCGCGGCTGAGAACTTTACCATCGCTATGGACGCGGTTACAGGGGCGGTTTACGACCATCTACTGTTCACGCAGGCTATGGCGGCGGTGACTGATGTTCAGTGGTTCCCCACAAGGCCCATAACGATGCTTAGAGGCGACGAAATCGATATGGCCTATGCTAACACTAATAACCGCACGTGGGGCTTAGAAGTCGTCTGGCAGGGGGGTATCTGATGCCGACAATAGTAAACGGTATCGAGGGGGCGGTAGTGGCCTCTCTGGATATTCAAGAGCATCTGCGGCTATTCAACGGGAACGTGTGGTATGTTGATGCCGCTATGGCAGATGACACGCAGGATGGGCAAACCCCCAACGAGGCCAAGAAGACTATTGGCGCGGCGATAACCGCTGCTGCGGGTGGCGATGCTGTCAGCAGTTTAGCAAGTGACCGGATTAACATAGGAGTAGAACGATGGCAGGCACATCAACAATACTGGAATATCGGGCTGAGTCGTTAAGCCCCGCTGGTGGGTTCGACCGGATTCAATGGACGTGGGTTGCCGATGGCGCGGGGGTTGTCTCGGGCGCGAATGGGATCACCGCCGGTAGTTACACGGGGCTTGTCGTGGGGTTGGTTACAATACCCTCAATCGTCACCGTGCCTACAAACCTGTATGACATTACGATTCTCGACACCGACGGCGCGGATGTTATGGTGGGGGCCGGGGCGAACAGGTCAGATACCGCTATCGAGCAGACAGCCGGTCTCATGGCGGCGGGTGTGCCTCGCACTGTGTGGAACAGCACATTGACCTTGACAATCGCGGCGTCCGGTGCAGCTGGTAAGGGCATTGCAATACTCTATATCTTGCGGAGATAGCAGATGCCGATTAAAACATTTCAGAGGGGGGTATCCCCAACGGCGGATTACCACGGGGGGCGGGACGCATTCCTATACAAGAACGGCGCCACCAATAACTATGGGATAACCGGCACCATAGACCTGTATATATCAAGTGGATTCGAGCGGCGGGGGCTACTGTTCTTCTCTATTGGTGAAATTCCTACCGGTGCCACGGTTAGCTCTGCAAGCGTCTTTGTCAGGACTTCGGCGGGGTGCATCGCGGGATGCGTGCTTGCGGTCCACAAGGGGCTTGTGCGTTGGGTAGAGGGCACCAAATCAAACGCCCAGGCTGATGCGGGGGAGCCGTGCTGGAACGCGCGCGAGGCAGACGGCGCGGGGGGTGTAACAACAGCATGGGGCGCGGCAGGCGGCCTGGCAGGCACCGACTATGTAGCAGTTGCCGAGGGCTCTGTGGGGATAGTTGCTAACGCTACATGGTATTCAGTTGACATTACGGCGTTGGTGCAAACGTGGGTAGATAACCCGGCATCAAATTGCGGTGTGTGGCTCTTGCGGCCAGACGCCACGGGGTCTGTAACTACGCTGGTGTCGCAGAATAATGGAACCACCGCCAACCGGCCGTATTTGACAGCCGCATATACAACGACTATGGCACCGAGTATTATGATGCTCTAGGAGACACATACAATGGCTATTGACGCTTATGCCTTGACAACGCTTGCGAAAGCAAAGCAGTTTCTCGGACGCAGCGACTTCCAGAATCGAGAGGTCGGTGTGGACGTTTACTGCGATGCGCTTGACGCAACATCGTCAACAGTCCAAGTGACAGATACAACTATGGTCTTGACAATCGTAGGCGGCTTGTCTGCGGCGGTTACGACGTTGACCTTTACCGATGTGGATAGCGATACACTATCTGAGATTATGATTAAGGTAAACGGGACGGCCGGCTGGACTGCGAACCTTGCGGGATACGGCGCGGAGAATAGCAGCAACCTAATCGTCATGCCAGCAACCTCATGCCTGCTTGAAGCTAACAGTCTCGCGCTGATGTATACGCCGGACGAACTGATTACAGAGTTTGTCAACAGGGCAAGCGACATCATCGAGAACGTCTGCGATAGGAAGTTCATGGCGCGGGATTTCTCAGAGCGATACGACGGCGACGGGACCGACTGTCTGATATTAAGAAATTACCCGGTGAATAATATCACGCGCATGACCATCGGGCAGCTATCGGTTATGTCGGTGCGGAATACCTCAACCGACGCGATGTATGCCACCGTGCTTGTAACATCAACCGGCATGACATTGACAATCGTCGGCGGCGCAAATGCAGGGGCAGACACAGAGACATTCGCGGCGAACGCAACTATCGGCACAATGGTAACGGCAATCAACGCACTCGGCAAGGGCTGGGTGGCGCAATCATCGTCCACCATCTATGACGGATACCCGTCTGATGAGCTTATCGAGAACGGCGCACAGTCAAGCCTCCTATCGTGGGGCAATCACCAAGTGTCGGCAGATCCGGTTAGCGGGTATCGCATCAATAACTCGAATGGCATGGTGTCTATGCCGTCGGGGATTAGTTGCGGGTGGCAAAATGTGTTCGTCGTCTACAACGCCGGGTATGCAACCGTGCCGGATGATCTGGAGCAAGCGTGCCTGGGACTCGTTGCGCACCTCTACGGACTTGCTGGTGAGGACACAGGGCTTGCAGAGGTAGAGAGCGACAACTGGAAGTATAAGCGACAGGAATACGTCGATGGGATTCCTAAGTCGGTTCAGCAGACAGTGTATCGATACAAGGGTTGGAGTAATTCCGGATGAGGTTTGATTATCCAGATCGGGTAAACGTCGAGCGTGGCGTGATAACAACGGGCGACTACGGCTCCGGGCAGATACGCACGTGGGCGGTTGTGCATCGGCATCTACCATGTCGGGTAACGACTCTATCTGGTAGCGAGGCGGCGGCATATAACACGGTCCAGGCTAAGGCCAGTCATGTTATGTCGTGCGCGTTTGTGCAAATCAAGACAACGGACCGTATCATCTGGGGTGGTAAGAAGTTGAACATCGAAGCGGTGATCGACAATAAGGGCGTGCGCGGGGCAGGGCGTCGGCTGAAGGTAATTTTGGCAGAAGTAGAGGGGCGTGGAGAATGAGTGTCAAGAGTTGGTTCAATCCGAATGAAGCATTGACAAACATCGCGCGAGACCAGAAGCGACGCATGAGAAAGGCGGCGCATGTGCTTGCGGCGGATGTCAAAATGAACTTTACGAAGGGTGGGAAGACGGGCAAGAAGTCGCCGAGATACATTGCGAGTAAAGACGGCGAGGCACCCTCGATTCAGACGGGCACATTACGTCGGTCGATTATCGCAGAGGTGCATGACGAGGGCGGGGAGAATATCGGGCTTGTCGGGCCGATGGCAACCGTGGGCGGCGTGAGTTTGAAGTATGCGAAATGGCTGGAGTTTGGCACAAGCAAGATGAAGGCGCGTCCTTATTTGAGACCAGCACTGGCACGCAAGCGCAACGAGATATACGGGATACTCGCGAATGGATAATGTTCTGCAAGCTATGGCGGACGCATGGGAGGCGAACGCGGCTCTGGTTGCTGTCCTACCTAGATGGTATACGACCGAGGCACCGCCTAATCACGCGTTCCCGTATGCTGTATGCTTCACGCTTATCGAGGTGCCGGATTACACGTTCGACACATCGAAGCCGATTGAAACATTGCCATTGCAGATTAGCGTATTTGAGCAGAGCTTAAACCCAACGACGATTATGGACATCGCTACAAAGTGCAAGGCGGTATTCGATTACGGCGTGCTGGCTGTCGCGGGATATACACACGTTAGAACAAGACGGGTTGGCGATTCGTTAATGCGCGAGGAGGATGGAGTCAATCATTGGTGGGTGCAATACGACATAATAACTGAGAAAGACTAACGGAGACGAGACATGGCAAGCACTACCGACTGCACTACGAAGCACATGAAGATTATCACTATTATTGTGGTGCTGGTTTTGGCGATAGTCGGGGCGGCATCCAGCCTTGCGTCAAGCACAACGGACGCACATGACACGCGACTGAGGCAGGTCGAACAAGATCAGGCGGCGGTTATGGCCAGGCTAGACGGCCTTCAACGCACGTGTGATTCCATCGCTCGCAAGATAGACTCACGGCAATCATTTAATGACTCGAAGTAGGACATTAGTTTAGGAGATTCATCATGGCGGTTTTTACTGGACAAGCTGGAGATGTGGCGGTTGCTGGTGGTTACGTTGCGAACGTCAAAGAGTGGAACATGACCATCGATGTGGACATACACGATAGCACCGTGTTTATCCCCCCGGCGGTATGGCGCACGAAAGAGGGCGGGTTGCTCACGGCTAGTGGCTCGTTCAGTTGCTATGCCGATACCGCCGTGGACCTTGTGCTACCTGGCATAACCGGCGCGGCGACATTTACGCTGACTGGGGCGCAAACGATCACGGGAGACATCATACTTACGAACTTCACAATCGGGGTTGATGTCGGCGGGGGTTTATCCGAGGTGACGTATACCTACGAATCGACCGGCGTGATAGCAATTAACTAACGAGGTGACGCATGGCTGTATTTACAGGCGACGTAGGGGCTTTCTACGCACCCCGGCGATGCTGCGTCTTGTGCGACGGGGCGAATGAGGTTATCCGGGTTGCAGACGCTGCCCCTCTGGATTTGATTCTCAACCAGAGCATGAGTTGGCAGATTATGTTTCGGATGACGGCGACGCCGGGGGTGCAATCTCTCATCTTGAACAAGGTCACCGTCGTTACTGAGGGCTATAGAGTTTATATGGATAATGCGGGGTTGATAGTGTTCGAGACGTTGGCAGGGGGTGTCCCCCAAGCCACCGTAACGACCGTCAACAACTATGACGATGGTGCTTGGCACTTGCTACAGGTCATCCGCGATGTCCCGAATACAAGGCTTTGGATTTACGTTGATGGGATAGCCGACCCGGTAGGCGGTGCGGCAGGGGATAATGCTGCGAGAATCAACGCAGAGCCTGTCAATATTGGCGGTGACGGCGCGGGGCTGAACACCGTAGCAACCTACATTGGCGAGACGCATTTCTGGCAAGACAAGGCACTCACCGCGGCCGAATGTCTCGCGGCATGGAATGCAGGAACCCCCCCGTGGACTGAAGGCGAAAGCGACTCGACGGCGTTCTGGCACTTCCGAGAGAATACCGGCGTAACCGTGCGAGACCTCACAGGCAATGGCTACGACGCAACGCTGACAAACGCGCCAACGTGGGTATCTGCGGGTATCGCGGTAGCAGCTGAAGCGGTAGGCGCACTTGGTGGCACTGTATATGCGCTCGACCATCCCAACGTGGACGATGTAATCATGTATGTCGGCGGCGTGGCAGAGCGATCATACAGCGTAACGGTCAACGGAGATGTGGTATTCGAGGACGCCACCGGTGGCGCAGTTACGGCGGACTACACCTATTACATCGTAAGCCAGACTGGTGGCTTCCATAAGTGGGAGTTGTCAGTCGAAGCGGATATATACGACAAGACGGACTTCCGAAGTGTGTCGGGTTGGAGAGAAAAGGGCGCGGCTCTGAAGACGTGGACTGCCAGCGCGGACCGTCACTGGATACATCCAGGATTCTCCCGCGAGACGGGCGACAAGATGATTGTCAAGTTCTTTGAAGTCGAAGCCACCGACCGACGCTGGGAGGGTTGGGCGTTGCCTAACAGCATCAGCGAGACGGTAGCGGTTGACACGCTAATCGCAGAGGGGATATCGTTTGAAGGCACCGATACACTTTCGTTTGAGACGTAATCATACTATAACCGGAGGGTGAAAATGACTGACCAGATAGCAGACCTGATAGGCCCGATTGATTTATTGCTCGATGCCGCAACGGTAGCTTTGCGGCTTAACGGCAAAGTCTACAACGTGCGCAAGATGACAATGCTGGACCTGGCCGAGCTTCAAGCCAGCATGAAGAGCAAGTTCAAGAGGCCAATGGCCCCGCAGGAGATTTTCAACGAACTGACAACCCCCGAAGGCATTACGTTCGTGCTATGGAACCGCCTGAAGGAAACGGAGCCGACGCTGACCCTCAAAGATGTTCAGAAACTAATACCGGCAACGCAAGACGCGCTCCTGAAACTACTCACGATGCTCGGCATTGAACTGCAGGGGGGTGCCGGAAACCCTCCGATAATACCGCCGACGAAGGAGAGCCCATCAGCTTAGCGATTGCGGTTGCGGCGTTATGCAATAATCAAGGCTTTGGGTTCAGTCGTGCGGAAGTGTTCGACATGACGCTTGAATCGGTGCAAGCGTGGATCATGGTAGGCGGCGAACTTATCCGGCGAATGATGCCAGACGATAAGGGAAAAGACAAGCGGACGCCGGAAGAGCAGATAACAGAGGCGGGGCAGAACGTAGGCATTAAGACTCCGAGGATATTCTAACATGGCGACAGGCACAAAAATAGGCGACTTGTTTGTGCAAGTCAGAACGCAAGGCATGAAGACTTCGACCAAGCAGGTCGCGGGGTTTGGTGTCGGGTTCGGTGCCGCCGCAGGTCTAGCGGGCATGGCGGTCACTGCAATAATTGGATCTGTCAAGGCGATGGGTCGTGCGGTCACTTCTGCATTTACCGATTCGATATCGGCGGCAATGGACTTCGAGACGCAGCTCGCTAAAGTGTCCACGATGCTATCGTCGGAAACAATGCCGATGATGGCTAGGTTCAAAACCGAACTCAAAGGCGCGGCGGCTGCGTGGGGACAATCGACAGAGACGTTATCGGACGGCTTGTATAACATTCTGTCTGCATCAATCCCGGCGGAAGAGGCCATGAAGGTGCTGAACATAGCGGCGGGGGCGGCGGTTGGTGGCTTCACGGATACCAATACCGCGGCGGACGCATTGACCACTGTGCTCAACTCATACCAGATAGCGGCGTCCGAAGCTGCCGACATCAGCGATTGGATGTTCAGTATCGTTAAGCGCGGTAAGTTGACATACGCTGAACTGGCTCAGAATATCGGCACCGTTGCGGCGACGGCATCTGTCGCGGGTCTGAAGCTCAACGAACTCGGCGCGATGATGTCAACCCTAACCCGTAATGGTATTAAGGCGTCTAATGCTACGGTTGCAATACAGGGCGTCCTTCAAGCGTTCTTGAAGCCTGCTGACGATGCGAAGAAAGCAGCGGAGGCATACGGGATAGAACTCTCGACAGAGACGCTTAGAACCGAAGGGCTTATCGGTGTGCTGAAACGTCTGCAAGGTGTGCGTGCGGAAGACCTTGCTAAGATGTTCCCGAACATCCGAGGGCTAAAAGGTATCGCGGCAGCGTTGCAAGATGTGACCGGCTTCGAGACTGACCTAGCCGGGCAGATGGAACGCACCGGCGAGGCTATGACGGCACAGGAAAAGGTCACTGCGACGCTTGCATTCCAGTGGAGTCAGATGAAAGAGCAGTTGAATAATGTCTGGAAGATGATCGGGGAGAAGTTGAAGCCGGTGTTCGTTAAATTCCTCGATTGGTTCATGGGCGAAATGCCAGCGATTACTGCGTGGATTGAAAGCACATTGATACCTATAATGAAGACAATGCTTCAGGTAACGGCGTGGGTTGTCAGAAGTATAATGACGCTGCTTAAGCCTGTGCTGTGGGTCATTACAAAGGTGACAGAAGGTCTTCAGGCAGTCGGGATTATGGATAAAACTAGCATCGGGGTCAACGGGGCGGAGCGAACACCGGGCATTCAAACGGTCTACGAGCCGGAAGAAGGCATGACAAGCAGACCGACGAGCAGCTACTCAGACACCCCGGCTCCAGCGGGTATTGCTCCGGCTCGAGCAGGGGGCCAACAGAAAACGTATGACAAAGAAGTCGCGGGGCGGCTTGACAAGTTGATAGACCTGTGGACGAACTCAGGCACAGACAGAACCTTAGACTACGGGCCAACGAGGGCATAGCATGGGTGCGAATGATGACAGGTGGATTAGCAGAGCATTCGAGACAACCGCTGGCGCAGATGGCAAGGTTGAATCGGAGGAGCGCGTATACGAAGTCACCGACGCGCAAGCTCTCGCGTGGCGGGACAAGATAGGCGACCAGCACCCCGACGATGATATGTCTGACTTGCGGATTACCCGTGTGGGAATCGGGCGGCATCTGCTTGGTAAGAATGCGAAGATCACTGTCATATATTCAACCGGTGGCGTGGAAGACCCGAATGATTATGAGTTGCGCATTAGCCCGGCTGGGAATAGAGACCGCAAGATATTCTATTGCCCGGAGGACCAGGAGCCGTTAGAGTTTGACGTTCCGGGGTCATTGCTTAATATAACCGCCACGAACTGGCGCACGTCCCTGCCTCTTGGAACTATTGTGCCGTGGACAAATTGCACGAACATGAACGCGCACAGGATTCAGGGCTACTTGTTCCCAGAGAATACACTGCTATTTCAAGGGGCACCGGGCGAACGGGTAGGGCAAGCTCGATGGCGCGTAACTTGGTCATGGCTCTATAACCCTGACGCATGGCAAGGGTTGTGTCGCACACACAAGAAGGTGATATACCTCTACCCACGCCAAAACATGACATCAGAGCTTGGCAAAATCGCGGAGAAATACGATGTCTAAAATCAGCCCAACGGGGCGCATGGTTGAGACGAACCCTACAGAGAGGGTTGCGCAGACGATTGATAAGACCTCGCGCCGGATATCCGGTGAAGGTCTGGCGGTTACAGACAGCCCGCATGGCACGGCGACGGGGCTGACGGAACTGCCGGTGCGTATGGTTCAGGTGGTGACAAACAAAACCGGCGGGATTTATTCGGTGAAGCAAATCAATCAGGGTGGCGACGACATGGAACGTCCTCTGTTTTGGGCCGAGCACGTCAACGGCGACGATGGCCTTGCAGTAGACACGAAGGGCTTTGCAGTCTACGGGACGGAGGGCCGGTGGGGTTTTTTTACTGAACAACGGCAGCTCGTGAGGTTTGCGGGGTCTTGTATGCTCGACAAAGCAAACGATGCTGCCCCGACCCCAGACGTCGTGTCTTTTACGAACACTGCGAACGCGGGGCCGGGTAACCCCTTGACTCCGGTTGCTGCATCAGAGCAGAGATTGGCTATCAAGTTTGACGCACCAGTAACCCCGGCGGGGGGTTCTACTTGGACTTTCCCGGTGGGGCTGCAAGACATAATAAAATGGGAAGTCCAGAATGACCCTACTAGCGCAGACCTTACATGGGGGGGTTACATCTGGTTTATCACCGTTGATTTTGATTACACGGGGGTTGGTTGCGCTACCTGGAACTCGCTTAACTGTGTATCGCAAGGGGTCGCTGGGTATCCATCAGCGGACACAATGGCCCCGGGTGATGCCGTTAGCGGATGGTATCATCACCAGACGAATGGAGATGGCTTAACTGGGAACTTGGTTCTACGACTCAAGACAGCACCCGCGACGGCGGGAGACAATCCACACGCCATAGCGATTAGAGAGCCGCTTACTGCGGATACAGAGGTCTTCGGCCTTATGGTGTATGCTGATGATTGGTCGGCTCCGGGAGGAGTGAATCTTATTTCTGCCAACCACACAACTACGTATACAGGCATAAGCCCTGACGGGCTTATCGGGGTGCATAGCGGTTAACCAGAGCTGAATCCTAAGAGGTGACACAATGGCAACACGAAGATGGGTAGGGACGGCGGGTTTGGCAGGCAGCTTTGCTGATGCGGCCAACTGGGACCCCGCGACGATTCCGGTAGCTAACGACGAGGTGTATTTCGATAGCGGCAGCGAAGACCTCGACCTAACGCTAGACCAGAGCGCAATCACTCTAGATATTCTCTGCATCACGGAAGGCTTCACCGGGAATATTGCCGATGGATTCAAGATCAATGCGACCAACTTCTACGAGCGGGGCAGCGAGGGTGAACACTACTTCGAGGGGACGTATACCACGGCCATCATCAACAACTCATCGCCAGAGGCAGACGGCGTGCACCTCGATGGGACCATTACGAACCTGTTATTGTTCAAGGGCAACGTGACTCTCGAAGCCGCGGCCACGGCGACCACAATACAATGCGGATATGCCGGCAATCAAGTCGGCGATGTGGACTTGACGATTGAAGTAGGCGCAACAGTTACAACCATCTGGCAAAACGGCGGGGATATTACTTGCGGGGCAGCGTGGACGAATCTGTATCTTGTGGCAGGCAGCTTCACGCATACGGACACGAACGCAACTAACATCTATGTATTCGACGGATCGTTTGACTACCAGGCTGCGGGGCATACGCTTACAAGCGCGGTCATCTATGGGGGGCGGTTTGACACAACTGGGCAATATGAAGCGTTGACAGTCACCGACCTCGAAATGTGGCCCGGCTCTGTCGTTGACTTGCGCAACCAGAGCAACACGGTTGTCATTACCAACGGAGTGTTGAAACACGGCGGGCGTCTGCTTGTCGAGGAAGGCACTAACTTAACATAGGGAGGAAGTGATGAGTAAGGTATTGGCGTTTCTCAAGGGCAAGAAAACATACGTGGTGGGCTTGCTGATTATCGTCGGTGTGATTCTCGAAATGCAGTTCGGCATCGAGATCCCGGAAGTCGCATACGTCGTGCTTGCCGGTCTCGGATTCGTAACTGTCCGCGCCGGCATTGCCGACATGAAAAAGAATCTACCCCCGGCGAAGAAATGATAAGCGTAATCCTCGAGCTTGCGTTGATCGTCTACAAGTGGTGGACGAACCCTAATCGAATGAAGCGCGAACTGATACGTGCAACGGAGGCTGCCCATGTTAAAGCCGTGGCTGCATTCTCAAAGAAAGTTGACGCGAAAGACGAGGACGGCGTTAATGCTGATATTGACGCTATGCTTGATCGTGTCGATAGGATGCACAACGACGCCGACTGAGCATGTCGTTATCATCGACAAGACGGAACGCATCGTGCATCTAGAGGATGGGGAGCTTGCCCCGTTTACCGGTTGGCTGATGGCTCCTGAACGTCTGAAGGAAATCTTCGATGCGCTGGACCGGAAGTATCCACCGACCCCTTGACCCCCGTTGATAGTACCGACGGGACCGACGCCCTGCGGCTTTCGAGTCGTGGGGCGTTCTTCAGTTCTGGCCCACCGTATATGCCCCATTTCCAGCGAATCGCAAACTTTCTCAAAAGAATGTGTAACCGTAACCCTTTGCCACACTACGGCTTATATCGTATCTACGAATCCGTGTTCAGAATTAGGTTCACATTAGCCGATAGTGGGGTATAGTTCTGGTAGATTCATTAAGCGATTCTCTTTCCAGGAGGGTGCGAACAATGACACAATCGACAGATACCGTAGCTATGCTGCACAATGCGAGGATAGCCCTAAGATTCTACCGTGAGCGTATGGCGGACTCCTGTCCGGGCGTAGACTACCCCCATCGGGAAGTTTACGGTTCGATAACACAAACCACATTTCAGGAGGATGTGACAATGGCGACATATATCATCTGTAAGTATGCTGATAATGGGTGTAATCAGGCGCATGGCATCGACGAGGATGAAATCTGCGGGGTGCGGTATTTCTGGGAGCTGTCCGGGGCTGATGGGGCGTGGTATCTGCTGTTCCGGGAGCCCAAGCACTCCGACGAAGATATTAGGCAGGCTAAAGAGGCGTTGAGGCGTTCGCAGGACGTTACAGGTATCGCGGTGTTCCGGATCACAGAGGCGGCTTTGCTTGACAGCGCACGCAAGGCGGAGGTGCCAGAATGATACGAGAGCTATTGAAATCGCTCGGTATGGGAATTGCGGTTGTGCTGGCCATCTTGGCCATTCCTGCGGGGGCGGTGTTGATTCTTGGGGCGGGGTTAATCGTGGCCGAGGGGCTGGCGTGGGCTTTCGGCATGACCGCAGAACAACACAATGCCACCCTAATCGTTTGCGTAGCGGCGCAGATGCTGGTCATGCTTACGATTGCTGGTTATATCACCCGAAAGGACTAGACAATGTGGCTACCTGAACCATCAGCAAGCAATTTTGCAATCGTGGGTTTGGCGTGCATCGTCATACCGTGGGCAATAGCGCAGTATTTACACTATCGTCGGAGGGTGAAATGATGGCGAAGTCAAAGACGAAACAGGTTGCGGTTGAGGTGCATGAGGCGAAGCTGGAGACGCTGAAGTTGACGGTTGTTGGGACATCGGCTCTGCTGGTGCATAACTTCTCGATGAAGGCTCGGGGGCAGATGCTTGCGAAACAGTGTAAGGTCACTTGGCCGAAAGAGGCGAAAGACCCGGTAGCGCAATTCAACGGGGCGACGTACTTCATCGACGCGGATGGACGAGAGATTCCAAACCCCGCAGATCTGTCCCTTGTCTACGAGGGGAAGGTCAAAGACTTCATCGACCTGTTCAACAAGCACGTTAAGACGATGGCTGGCAACAAGAAGGCCCGGTTTGGCTTCCCGAGTGTCGGACTCAAGGCGTGTGCAATCCGTGGCGCGAAGTCGTTGGGGCTGGTGATGGCCGATATGAAGGGCGCGATGTTCATTCCCCGCGAGTTTATCGAGATCAAGGGCAAGCGGGTCATGCGCTCGGATATGGTGCGAATTTCGCATAGCACCTCGGACATCCGGTTTCGCCCGGAGTTCCTGCCGTGGGAAATGAGCTTCGATGTGGTCTATAACACGGCCATCATCACGGCTGACCTCGTTGTCAATATGTTCAATGCAGGTGGCTTCAGTTGCGGTATTGGCGAATGGCGACCAGAGAAGGGCGGCAGTAAGGGCATGTTTGCAGTCAAGCGTAGCTAATTCTGGCAGGCACGGCATGTCGAGGACAGGTTAGGCACGTCCAGGCATGGTCGGGCAGGGCAGGTTTGGCCCCTCGGGGTCTGGATAGGCTAGGCCAGGTATGGCGTGGCAGGTAAGGTACGGCGGGGCGTGGTGCGGTCAGGTATGGTGGGGCTGGTTTGGTTTTACACATTTTCTCTTTGGAGGGTGGATAAGTGACGAACGCAGAACGACGTAGAGAGCTTGAGAAGATACGCAAGGCGCACGGAGGGCAACTGGTGCCGGCAGATGTTTTGTCGGTAGCAGAAAGCCCCAAACACCCGCTCCATGACGATTTCGAGTGGGATGATACAAAGGCGGCGCACCAACACCGGCTATGGCAAGCCCGACACATGATTAGCGTGGTCGTTATTTTCTCTGACACAGAGAGCGAAGAACCGACCCGGGCATACGTTAGCTTGCTTCAGGACAGAAAGACCGGCGGCGGGTATCGTGCCGCGGTCGAGGTAATGTGTGATGCAGGGATGCGCAACCAGCTACTTGCAGAGGCGGAGAAAGACATGGAGGGCTTCCAGGTGAAGTATCGGCGGCTTACAGAGCTTGCCGATGTGTTCAAGGCCATGCGGGTGGCCAAGCGCGCAAAGGCGGCAACGGCGGTAATGGGGCGGAGGATCTGATCGCCAGCGGGGGTGGCATATTAGATGTTCAAACTGTAAGGTTTTACTGTGACACCATGCTGTGACAGTTTAGCACTTAACTAGGGGTCTTATAATGGGGCGCAACAAGGGACCAGAATCATGCGGGAACTGCGGACGCGAGATCAATACACGGCTTGGCTGGAAATGCCCACGATGCGGATATGACAACATTCGCGGCCAGGAATTCGCTCGCAACATGAACGTCGGCAAGCACATGACAACCGCGCAATTCAGCGCATATTCCGACGCGGCAAGCGAAATGAACAGAGAAGCCAGTAGGGCGATTCTAAGCGGCCAATGGGATAACGCCTACTCGTTAGACGCATTAGCCGACGAAGACGCACAGGGGCCATTCTCGGACGATGTAGAGGACGTGGCGGCAGAGTTGACCTTGCAAGGCATGATGCGCCGATGAATCTTTGCAATCGGTTACGGATTTATGTTGACATTGCGCGATGGGTTGTTAGGGTTGGGACCAGCATTGTTCTTTGACATTTTGGGTGGGTGGGAAGCCCAGTGCCGCGCTGACGGAGTCGCCTAACCACATGGCGGTTACGCGGATATAAAGGCCTGAGGGGAACTAGACGAGTGGTCCTTGCGAGAAATTGCGAGTAGGTCTAGGGATGTGAAGGCAATAGCCCGTGTTCGGCGACCCACCACCCAGACATTAGCTCTCTCATGCGGCGTGCGACGCCGGGTAAGATTGTTCGCGGAGGAACGCGCATCGTGCAGAAGGGTGCGACCACGGCCTGAGTTATCCGGTCAAGAGCGTGTTCCATCAAAGAGGCAACGTGGCAGGGAGCCGAGTGGGAATCCGGCCATGAGGGAGCGACATTGACTGCCCCGTGCAGCGTGGTGAGACACGCCTAAGCAGTCTACGTGCGAGAGCCCTTCGAGAGTAGACTAGGGGGGAAGCCGGTATCGAATCCGGTCACGGGGTAGTCTTGACATTTTGATTTAGCGAGGATAGCCTTTTTGAGAGGACTAGAAATGTGTAGATTTGCCTCCGCGGTGTTTAACCCGAAAACAATGGAGGTTCGGGTTGCCGACCTAAGCTCGCACTCAGAAACCTATAAGAAGCTAGGTTTGGCAGACGGGCCAAAACCCAACCAATGGCGAGAGATGCACTACACATCTGATGGCGAGGTAGAATGTCGTGTCTTGGACGTGGACAGCCGGACCGCTCCCGAGTGTGTCGAGGCCATTACTGCTCGTTGGCCCTCATTTGTGCAATTTATTTCGTGGGCCATTAACAACCCGGAGAGCGTTGGCGGTTATCTCGATCTTGGAGGCCTCACTAGCGCCGAAGGTCTGAAGCTTCCGGAGAGCGTTGGCGGCTATCTCGATCTTAGCGGCCTCACTAGCGCCGAAGGTCTGAAGCTT